TCAACGAGCCGAAAATATTAAAACACCGCTAAATACATTGACAAACTATTACCAGGAGAATAGGGCATGGCACTAACATCACCCGGCGTAGAAGTAACGGTAATCGACGAGAGTTTTTATACACCAGCAGAACCTGGTACTACTCCCCTTATCGTGGTAGCTACGGCACAAGACAAGACAAATGCAGCAGGTACAGGCACCGCTGCGGCAACCACTAAGGCTAACGCCGGTGTTGCTTATCGACTAACGAGCCAGAAAGATCTAGTTGATCTATTTGGTGTCCCGTTCTTCGAAACCACTGCTAGTGGTAGCCCGGTACACGGCGGAGAGCGAAACGAATATGGACTTTTAGCTGCTTACAGTTTATTAGGCGTCACAAACTCTGTGTTTATGACCAGAGCCGACATTAACTTATCTGAGCTAGAAGGTCAGGCAAACGAGCCAGGCGCAGAACCTACCGACGGACAGTGGTGGGTAGATACTGTGGCCACAAAGTGGGGTATACAAGAATGGAACGGTGGTCCGGTTACAACAACAGGCGGCCAAAAGTTCACTAATAAAATCCCATATGTATTGACAAACGACGATGCATTGAAAATTGATTCCGGCGAACCTAGTTCTTCTTTCGGTAACATAGGCGACTATGCTGTTATATTTGAAACTGGCGGAATAGATTCAGCTGTTGAATCTGCGAAACTTTACTACAAATCTGCTGGTAACGGTGACAATGTTGATGCAGGTCAATGGGTTCTAGTAGGCAGCAATGCTTGGTCCGCTAGCCACCCTGTAGTTAAAGGCGATACAAGTATTTCTAACCTTACTGTTGATTTAGATATTAACAATACCACAGTTAGCGGTACATTTGCTACTGCGCAAGCATTAGTTAATAACATCAACGGTTTAGGTATTCCAGGCGTAATTGCACAAGCAGTTAATAACAGATTGTATCTGTTCACTGATGGTGCTACATCAGTATCTACCGAAGCATCCGGTGACGGAAGCTCTGTTGATAACAAAATACTTCTAAGAGACGGCAACACTTCTTGGACATCTCTAGGAATTACAGCGGGCTTATACAACGGTGTTCAATTACAACATAGCCCACACACTCAGGTGCCTCAGTGGAAAACCACAGCCGTTAACGCACCATCTGGATCTGTTTGGGTGAAGACAACTTCTCCAAACGCAGGTGCAGACTGGATTGTTAAGAAGTGGGTATCTGGTACACAAACATGGCAGAGCTATAGCGCACCGTTGTACGCTACTACAGATGCTGCATTATATGGTCTAGACAGAGCTGCAGGCGGTCTAAATCTAGCAGTTGATAATATTTTTGTACAGTATAATAGTACCGAGCACAGCGATATCGATTCTACACCTACAACTACACAGTTTAGAGTATGGCGTAGAAAGAATAGTGGTGCTACCATAGTTAATTCAGATGCGTTGGGCGGCACTGGCACTACATTTGCTGCCACTGCTTATGCATTTACAATTTCTCAATCTGTTCCAGGAACATCGGGAATGATATCTGCAGATGCTAGTATAGCATTTACAGGAACAGGAAATAGCTTAACTGATGCATCAGAAATTGCTGCTAAGATTAATGCCGCGACATTTGGCTTTGATGCATCTAACAATGCTGTTCCTAGCTATGTTCGTGCAGAAGTTGTCGAGAGCGGTGACAGCTACCGAGTTAGAATTTCTCATATCGCAGGCGGCGATATTAGAATGACTAACGGAACAGCGAACCCGTTAACAATTCTATTCAATAGCGGTGCATACGATGCCTACGACAACGTCGACGGTATCGATAATATGTATTCATTGTCTGGAAGATATGCTCCAGGAGCTACAGAGCAGTTCTTAATTTCTAACTGGACACCACTGTCAGTTGACGGTTTCCAAGCAAAGGCTGATGCTCCTATCAACGAACCACAAGACGGACAATTATGGTATAATCCAAATTTTGCCGATGTTGATATCATGGTTCACAATGGCGAGACATGGGTAGGATTTAATAATCATCCAGATTACAGCGATGCTGAAATTATTGTTGGTGCTTCCGAGCCCGCTTTAACAACAGCTCAAAAGAACGTAGACAAACACCTATGGATCAGCACAGCTGATTTAGAAAATTTCCCAACTATCTATCGTTGGAGTAAAGATTTCAAAGAGTGGAACTTGGTTGACAAGGCCGACCAAACTACAGAAGAAGGTGTTCTATTTGCAGATGCAAGATGGGGAACTAGTGGAGTTAAAGGTTCTACTGCTGCTGTAATCACAGAGTACAGAACAAACAATTTCGTAGATCCAGATGCTCCAGATCCAGCGCTATATCCAAGCGGAATGTTGCTATGGAACTTACGTCGAAGTGGTGGCAACGTAAAACGTTATGCTAACAGCTACATTAACGTAAATGAACGCAATCCTCGTTACGATGCATCTAACAGCCCTAACGGCGATACTTTTGTACTAGGCGAATTAATGACCAACTACGCAACAGATCGTTGGGTAACTGCTTCTGCTAACAACGAAGACGGCTCTGGCAGCTTCGGACGTAAAGCACAGCGTAAGGTTGTTGTTGCAGCACTAAAGAGCGTTGTTGACACTAGCCAGCAGATTCGTGACGAAGAGCGTAGAAACTTTAACATCATCGCTTGCCCAGGTTACCCTGAGCTATTAAGTAACCTAATCAATCTAAACATTGATCGTGGTTTAACAGCATTTGTTGTTGGCGATACTCCATTACGCTTACCAAGCGATGCTACAAGCCTAGTTAACTGGGGTACTAATGCAGCTCTAGTAACTGACAACGGTGATGACGGCATTGTTAGCTACGACGAGTATGCTGCTGTTTATTATCCAAACGGATTCACAACAGACCTAGGCGGTAATAACGCAGTTGTTCCAGCTAGCCACATGATGCTAAGAACTATCGCTCTAAGCGATCAAGTTTCTTATCCATGGTTTGCACCAGCAGGTACAAGACGCGGTGGTATTACTAATGCAACCAGCGTAGGTTATATTGATGCAGCTACAGGAGAATTCCAGACTGTTGCACTAAATGAAGGAACTAGGGATGTATTGTACGATCTCAAAGTTAATCCAATCCCATTCTTTGTAGGATCTGGATTAGTTGCCTGGGGTCAAAAGACTCGTGCAAGAAATGCTTCTGCACTAGACAGAATTAATGTCGCACGTTTAGTAGTGTATCTGCGTAGCCAGTTGAATAAGCTAGCTCGTCCTTACATCTTTGAACCAAACGACAAGATTACCAGAGACGAGGTTAAAGGCGCAGTAGAGAGCTTGCTACTAGAATTAGTAGGTTTAAGAGCTATCTATGACTTTGCTGTGGTCTGTGACGAATCGAACAATACACCTAGCAGAATTGATAGAAATGAATTATGGGTTGACATAGCTATTGAGCCAGTCAAAGCTGTTGAATTCATTTACATTCCACTACGTGTTAAGAACACAGGAGAAATTTAATGGCTATTACATCTTTAAATAATTATTCCGTAAAGCCAGGCTCAGACGTCGCTAACCAAGCATTGTTGATGCCTAAGCTCAAGTATCGCTTTAGAGTGATACTGCTCGGTTTCGGAGTTGAGGCAAGCACTGAGCTAACTAAACAGGTACAGGATGTAACTAGACCTAAAGTTAGTTTCGAAGAAATGACCTTAGACGTATACAACTCTAAGGTCAAACTAGCTGGTCGTTATAGCTGGGAAAACATTACTCTTACACTAAGAGACGATGCTTCCGGTAACGTTACTAAGCTAGTCGGACAGCAGGTGCAGAAACAGTTCGACTTTATGGAACAGGCTTCTGCACGTTCTGGTATCGATTACAAGTTTACAACTAGAATCGAAGTACTAGACGGTGGTAACGGTGCTAACGATCCTCAGGTACTAGAGACATTTGAACTGTATGGTTGCTTCTTACAGAACACTGATTACGGCGATATGGCTTATGGTACTAACGAGCATGCTACTGTAGCATTAACTATCGCTTACGATAATGCGATCCAAACAGCAGGTACAGTTGGTATCGGTACAGTTGTTGGAAGAACGTTAGGCTCTGCTACAACAGGCCAAGGTGCATTCAACGAGTAATAGTTCTACTCATAAGAAACCCGGTAACAATACCGGGTTTTTTTACGGCTAAATATTTGTATGGCCAATTATTTCACTAGATTTCTTAAGCAGGCGGGCGCCGGTTTACTCAATCCCAAAGGGAACATGGGCAACTTCCAGCATGCTACTAGATTGTTCCTGGACGACAGTTATCGACTGTCTCCTCGAACAAAATTTATGTATTATGTTAGGTTTGAAATAGACCCAACAGCGCATAATGCAACATTATTTACAAATAGACAGCACGGCACAGAAGTAGGATATCTAGTTAAAACTACAGATATGCCTAAGTTTTCTATCGAAAGCACAACAAAGAATCAATATAACAGAAAAAAGATCATCAACACGATGATCAATTATGATCCTATTACAATGACCTTCCATGATGATAGTGCAGGAGTCATTAACGCATTATGGGCGATTTATTATGGAACATATTTCCGAGATCGGCATAATCCTACTCAGGCTTATAACGATAACAAATATCGTCCAGTGAACACTCCATTGGATAATTTCCGATACGGTATGGATAACAATAAAACTGTAGATATGTTTAAGAGTATCAGTATCTATACTATGAGCCGTAAAAGATATCTAGGATATACGTTAGTTAATCCTCGAATTAAATCGTGGAGTCATGGCGGACTGGATTACAGTGCTAGCGAACCCTTAGAAAATACCATGACTCTCGAGTACGAAGCTGTGCAGTATTCTTCCGGCAATGTTACCTACGACAGTCCTAAAGGATTTGCTACTTTACATTATGATACTGTACCTAGTCCATTGTCTGTACAAGGCGGCGGTGTTGCTAATGTGTTCGGAGAAGGCGGTGTGCTTGACGGCCTCGAGCAGGTGTTCGGCAATGTTGCCGATGGAACAGCATTTAGCAGTTTCGGTGGTTTCGTAGGAACTGCGATTTCTGCTATTAATACCTACAAGAATGCAAAAAATGTTAATTTGGGCAGAGAGCTAAAAACTATTTTAAATAACCCGGCTACGATAGCCGGAGTGGTCAATACAGTCGGCGGAATAGTAGGCGCTACCTTTCCAAAAAACAACGGAGGCAACACTCCCACGCAGGCCACACAGAAAAGTATTATAAACGGAAACTAAATGGCAACTAATTTACCACCTAAAGTTATAGAAGATAGTGCTGCGGCGACTAGGCTATTCTTTGATGTTTATGGAAAACCAATTAACGAATTCTCCGCTAACGATGTTAGCGCAACTATCGCATTTTTCGAATCTAAAGGTTTTGATAAAGATGCAGCAATAACAGTATCTTCGGTTATATTACAGCAAGCAAAGGCTGATAACGTACCAGTGTTTTCCTTGATAGAAACTATTAAAGGATTTAGTACCGTCGAGTTGAATGCGCTGATAACAGAAATATTAAACAACAACAGACCCAAAACTAGCACTCTGGGATTTAGATCTCAAGTCGTAGACAAAACAGAAATTTCGAGAAACATCGCAGCATAATGGCTAAATTTGCACAAGGGAAATTCAATATAAAAAATCCCTCTAAATATGTCGGAAAGAAAACACCTTTGGCTCGTAGCAGTTGGGAATTCGTTTTCATGAGAATGCTAGACGAACATCCGGGCGTAGAAAATTGGGCCAGCGAAAGTGTGCAGATACCTTATAGAGATCCGCTAACAGGGAAGTATACTATATATGTTCCTGATTTTTTTATTGTTTACAAAGATAAAAACGGAAAGAAACATGCCGAATTAGTAGAAGTAAAACCTGCTAGTCAGACCCTAAGAGAAAAAGTAGGAAATAGTCTTTATAATCAAGAACAATACGTAAAGAATATGGCTAAATGGGAAGCTGCCAGTGCATGGTGTAAGCAACAGGGAATTAAATTTCGCATTATTAACGAAGACGATATTTTCCATAATGGCAAGAAAAGACGATAAGTATACGTATGACTAAGAAATTAGAAGACCTCTTTAATTTAGAAGAAGCTAAAAAGAAAGAACCGGTTAAAAAGCCCGTGGAGAAAGACCACACGGAGGTACGTAGCTTAGATGACAGCTACAAAGCAGTAGCAGATATTACTAAAGAACTACCTGCTATAAAAGAACTCGATGCATTAGATGATAGAGAATTAGATAATCTAGCCAGCAAAGCAGAACAGGCCTACGATGATCTAATGGATTTAGGGATGAATGTAGAAGTACGCTATGCTGGCAGAATTTTCGAAGTAGCGAGCTCTATGATGGGCAACGCAATTGCAGCCAAAACTGCTAAGATTGATAAGAAACTTAAAGCCGTTGACCTACAGTTAAAGAAATATAAGATAGACAAAGATGCCCCCGAAGAGAGCGGTAACATTATAAACGGACAGGGTTTCATTGTCACTGATCGTAATGAGCTGCTTAAGAAATTAGGTCAAAAGGACTAAATATTACTATGATGAAATCTTTCAAAGAATATCTCGCGGAGAGTAAGAAACTCTACAGTTTCAAAGTAAAAGTCGCTGGTGAATTGCCAGAGGGCTTCGCTGCTAATCTAAAAGCTAGACTAGATCGCTGCGGACTTAAGACTATAGAAGAAACTGCAAAGACTCCGATACAACAAGTACCGTTGGATTTTCCAGAACTTAAAAACGTCGAAGTTAGAATATTTGATGTAGTCTGTGAATATCCAATTACTCCTCCTGAAATCGCTAAAGAACTAACCGAAATGGGCATAGATCCTTGCTGTTTCCGTGTGAGAGGTGCAGGTGAGCCTACGGAAGTTGAGCAGGTGCAGGCATTAACCGAACCTAGCGGTGAAGCTGTACTTAGCGATTATGAGTATAAAGAATCTGCCAAGATCAAACACAAAGATTATTTCGGTGATGATTTTAACAAATCATTCCTAAAAGATCTATCTAAAGCAGCTAAAGAACGTATGAAAGAGGAAGGCAAGGGAGAATACAAACTGCCCAAGGCCAAACAAGATAAAGCCGGTGCAAAAAGCGCCATGGGGAGTTAATAATGGATTTTAATCAACTAATGATGAAGATGCGTGAGCTAGATCAGCCCACTACAGAAGCAGGCTGCGGCATGGACGCACCAATGGCACCACCTCCGCTGAGTGCTGTTTCACCTAAGCCAGATACACCACCTCCTAGCATGAGCGTAAACATTAACGCACAAGGAATGGAAAATATCGAAGACATGATGAAATTGTTCCAGAAAGTCAATCCAGACATGGGACCGATGAGCAAGCCTGATCTTCCTCCGTTACCTACTATGAGCATGGAGCCAAAGATTTCTGCGCTACCTCCATTAAAGATGTTGCCAGACTTCGATGCCGATAACGACAAAATGCCGGGCGGCGAAAAGGATCACGAAGAGCCAGATGCAGACAATTTCGGTGGTCCTAGCGACAACGATGCTGATAACAAGCCAGCAGATGACGAAGACGACAAGAAGAAAGAGAAAGAAGAAGAGTTTGCTAACGAACCTGATACAGACATCAAAGACGTTGACTACATGAACAACAAGTTAGCAGGCGGTATGAATCGTCCTAAAGATACTTTTCCTAAAGTTTCAGACGGTGACAATCCTATGAAAAAGAATAAGTTCGAAAGCGGTGACCTACGTAGTCAAATCCGTGCAGAACTATTACAGAGATTAGCAGAAGCTAAAGGAGCGAAATAATGGCAAGTCTATATGGAGTAGCGATAGGCGGTGGCGTAACGGGTAATGTTGACGGTAACGCAAGAAAAATTTTAGGCGATGGTGCATCCGGCGTTGGACCATACACTAGTTTTGGAACACCTCAATTGCAGGCTATTAAAGTTGTTTCTGCCACGATCGATTTTACAACAACTCCTGCAGCGGCCAACAGCAATTTGTATAAAGCAGTTTCGGCTTTACAAAGCCTTGCAGAAGTATACTATGTGGGAAAACCAACAGCATCTGGTGCTAATCAATTTGTTGCACTTGTGAATCTAAACAAAACTGATCGCAGTGATGGTTACGGATCGAGTTCTACATTTGTTACAACATACGAGAATCTAGAAGATGTCATCAGAGCAGCTCTAGGAACAGCAGAAGACGATGTAACTATTACCGAAGTTGCATTAACTGGCCTAACATTTGCTTAATTACTTCTAAATCCAAATAGGGCCGCAAGGCCCTATTTTTTTCATTAAATACTATTATGGGTAAGTCATTAGATGGCGTCCTGATTAAAAAGGCGCATGCACAACAACGTTACACGCTAGAGGAGGTTAAACACCTTGAAGCCTGCATGGATCCTATAGATGGACCATTGTATTTCTGTCGAAACTTTCTCAAGATACAA